GACTTGTACTTCTCCATCAGCTGTTCAAACGCAGTGGCCCTACCACCCTCCGACTTGAGCTTATCCACACCGAAGGACACGAGGTCGCCAAGCCCGCTAACAGCTCGGGCTGGACCTGTAACGGCCGCTGCGCCTAGTTCTCGCGCACGTCGGCCAGCAAGTTGTGGACCTGTTTCAGGCACACCTAGTCCCAGCTGCCCAAACGCATTCTCCTGCGCCTGAGCATCAGTCACGTTTTCGGGGACCCCTTCCAGGATGAGCTGACGCCCGTCCGGGAGGGTCATTTTGACAGTACGCTCAGCCACGGCCGCCCTTGAATCTTAGTTTGACTGGCGGAGGAGCAGTCCCACCCTTATCGGCGGGCACAAGGCTCCGAAGCGCCGGGTTGAGGATTCCTGGGTCGGCACGAAGTGCTTGGTTGCCAGCTTCGTTTTCAGCTGTCGGGATGTTGCCAGAACTGACAATCAGGTTATTGAAGAGCCGCGGGTCGATCGTCAAGTCCTTATTCGAGGACGCAAGGTCCGCGCCCTTCTGCACCCGCCCGTTGTAGTCAGCCAGCGTCTGGAGGCTCAGCTTCATTGCCTGCTCCATCATCGCGGAAAGCGCCTCAGGCTCTCTCGTCGTGGTAATACCACGCTTCAAGCCCTCGATCATCTCACGCTCCGACTGTGAGCCAGACCCGCCCTTCATCCGCTCCAAGGTTTCCCCGAGGGCAGGAAGGACGAAGTTGTTAAAGGCTTCGTTCGCAGGCACGTTCTTCGGCACATTGACACCTGGGAGGAAGCGGGCCAATTTCTGGATATAGTCCAGCTTGTCCTGTTCCGACCCAGTCTGCATCACGCCAGACTTCAACAATGCATAGGCTTGCTGTGTTGCCGCCAGTGCCTCGTTCGCCGGGATCGCACGCTTCTCGCGCTGAACCCGCAGGTCCTTAAGATCGTCCTGCATGATCTGCCCAGTGACACTCGCGCTCGGGGGTTGCGGAGCCCGCGGGAACCCGCCCGTTTGTAGACTTCCTCTCGAGGTCGACTGGGAGTACAACGGGCCTGCGTCAGTCTGTGTGACAGCGATCGGGCTGATCTTAACTCCTTCCACCTTGGTTGGGTCGCCACCACTAGCAGCAATACTCGCCGGGTCGCCCGCAGCACTAGCTTGCTTGAACACTTCCAGGCGCTGTTTCGCGAGTTCCTCTCCCAGTTTTTGAATATCTGGGAATTGCGATCCAAGCGCCTTTCTTTCAGCTCCCATCGGGTCGCCGGGCTTCATCGCCGGCAGGCCCGATGCAGCAGCCTCACCCGAGTCATCGACCTGGGGCAGTGACGGGTCTTGCACATTCCGCGGCTGGAGCATGCCCAGAACACCCTGGCGCTCAGCTTGCTGCTGCATCCCTTGACGCTGCAGGACCTTGGCCAGCATCTCCCGGCTCTTGTTCCCACCGTAGAGCCCGCCAACGCCAGCTGCCAAATTGTTGATATGAGCCAGCGGGTTCGAGCGCACATAGTGGCCTGAAATCATCCGGCCTTCAGTATTCGCTTTGTTCGAGGCCAAGAGCTGCGCCAGCATTTGCATCTGCTGGGCTTGCGTTACCTCATCCTGGTATTGAGGCAGGAAGCTCGGAGGGCTATTGGCGGCCATTCATCTGACCTTGTTGGAGGGCTTGCAGCAGTAGCTGCTTGCGGCGTTCGTCGTAACCACCAGGGCCTTGGTTTCGCATGGCCATATCCTGCTCCATTGCTACGTTAGGAGCATTTTGACTAGCAAGGTACCCGCCAGCGTTCTGCAATCCCTGCGCGGCCACCATTCCTGGGCCAGCCATACCAGCGCTCGGAGGAGCAGCTCCTGGCAGCGTAGGCGCGGGTTCAGCCATACCAGCCGCAGCCCCACCCGCCATCCCGCTCATATCCATCGGAGGCGCCGCAGCCATCGGTACTGCTGCCGGCGCAGGCCTTGTAGGATCAGGCACAGCACCAGGATTCGCAGCCTGCTGTTGCTGGTACATTTGCATCATTTTCAGCAGCATTTGTTGATCCATTACCGCAACTCCTCAATTCCAGCACTCACAAGGTTCAGGTCTCTTTTGGCTTCCGCGACGATCGCCTGAAAGATAGGGAAGATCTTGGCAGCTTTCTCCGGATGATGTTTGCGTAAATACCGAAGACGGTCGCCTGTCTCTGGGACGAAGGCAGTGCAGTTCCAGCAGTCCAATGACGAATGGCTAAGGTCCAGGCGTTCATTCTTATAGCCCTTCTCTTCCAGGTACTCGAGAACTTCGTCCTTGGTCCATTCTTCGATAGGGTAGACAAGTTCGACTCCTTCGAAAACTTCGCCAGAGCGCGTAGGGGCAGTGTAGCGTTCGTCCTGCCGCTGACCCCGGATGATGGCCGTCACTCCCAGAGCCTTAGAGAACTCATGCCCAGGCTTCCAGATGTTCTCAGCACAACAGTCGAGCCAGGATTGTAACTTGACCGGCCGGAATCCACCGATGGACTGCCCAGTCATCGTACTCCACACAGGCAGCACGTCCACAGGATACCCATAGGTTCTGATGTTCTCGGGCTGGTTGCTCCGCACGATGAAGAAGTTCGGAATGGCCTTCTTGAACTTGCCCATCAGCTCGTGGATTTCAGGTAGCTGCGCTCCGGTATCCACCCAGACCACCGCGACCTTGTTCCAGTACTCTTCCGCCAGCAGCAGCGTCGCCAAGGAGTCCTTCCCGCCAGAGAAGAACAAGGCAACCCGCTCGTGCCTCTTGAAACAGTCCTTCAGACGCTCCAGCGCCATCATATCATTATGGCGATCATGGCAGCGGTTCCGACGCCGGAGACAATAGCTCCGGTCCTGGCATCCCTACGACCTTGCTGGGCGTTCCAAGTACCAAGCTGGTTCTGGTAGTTCTGCTGTCCTGCACCCATAACGTCTACGCTGGCGAGGCCTGGGACTCCACCGCCTCCACCACCAGCATTGAAGTTCGGCATCAGGGTCTGTAGCTCGCGGGCGATACGATCCCTGTCAGCATTCCTAACATCGATATTAGCCAGGTCCGAGCGCTGCCCGAACTCAGCCGATTGCAGTGAGCGCTCCAGTTCCTGCGAAGCTTCCTGCCCGCCGCCAGCAATAGCTGCATTCCTGGCATCCGCATACGCATCAGTCCGCTGGCGACCAAGGTCTTCCGCCGTCGAGCGATACCCTTCGTCCTGGATGTTGAAGCCTTGACCCAGAAGCCGCTCGTGGGAGCGTTGTTCAGCTCTATCCCACTGGGGGTCTAGCCGCGAGGTTGACCGGGCGTAAAGTGCGTCCTCGGCCCGTTGCCTCGTCCCTGCATCATATTGGGGAGTCCGATCGCGTAGGAAGCCAGAATTGTCGAAAGGCTGCGAGAGTTGATCCCGCATCCCCTGCAAGTTCGGGTCCAGTGTAACGCGATTGGTCCAGTTGCCTCCAGCGTCTCGACTCCACTGGGACATGCCCCCAGGGCCTACGACATCTGGACGACCTTCGCGAACCTGCTGCTCAAACGCGCGCCGATTCGCTGCTTCCTGATCCGGTATTGCAAGCCGGGGATCTGGTGCCGGTGGTGGTGAACCGCCTCCGCCCATCTAATCTCCTCCAAAGGGAACATTCGGGAGTTAACCGCGAGATCAAGATGTCGTCTCCGCTTGACCCTGCTCCTAGAAGTTTCCCCTCTAGAATAGCGCCAAGCTTCTCGTGCAGTCTGACAGCCGCAAGGTTACTAGATTCTGTCGAAAGGGTCAACCGGGAGAGTCCCAGTTGCTTCACGACGTAGTTGCCAATTAGGCGGAAGAGGAGCTTGGAAGCAGCCGGGTCGTCGATGCGGAGGTCAACCCAGAGATTGTGTTTAGTGTACTCGCGGAAGAGGGCTCCTGCAACCAAACCCCCATCCCACTCGACGCCCAGAGTCGTGCAAGGCACACCGCCGCAGCCTCCTGCTTTCTCGCGAACCCAAGGTCCGACGCGCTCTGCATCACCGATTACAGGAAGGAATTGCACGGAGTGGCGAGGAAGTCGACTGCGACCAGGGACACGTTCACCGAAGCGCTGCTGATCCTGATATAAGGTGCTGCTGCGTAGAAGGGGAAGTTGTTCACGGTCCGCCAGGACTTTGTGATTAGGGCATTGCCCGCCCACAAGCCTTGGTCCCACACAGCGGAATCCCAAAGGGCCAGGACCAGTGACGAAGTACCCGTCACCGAAGTCGAAGGCTCCGTCACGTTGAAGTCTGTACTAAGCCCAATGGTGTAAGAGAAGGGACCATTAGAGCTGAAAATAGGTCGAAGGAGATCGATCTGTTTCTGCCCTTTGGTCCCTAGATAGTTGAACGCAGGCACGATGTTCGCGGTGATCGCACTCGCCCCGTCAGCTGTGCCAGCTGAGGCCAGCTTGACCTTTTCAAAGGACCCGAAATAGAGCTGCCCGTTGAAAAAGGCGAAGCAGTTCGCGTCCCACCCGATGAATTCGCTCCAGCCACCAGACTGCTGCTGCATGACGTACTGCGAGCCACTGGCGTTTGGCACGTTCATTAGCAAGTAGCTTTCTGCCGTATTGACGACAGTTTCCCAGCCGAAGACCGAGAACAAGGACAAGGCCTGGGTCACAAACGTAGGCTCGATCTTGTCGGTGAAGGCGGTAGACTTGTCGACTGTCGAGCTTTGCAACGCTCGAGAGATTGGGAAGGCTCCGCGATCCGTCAGCGCCAACACGTCCCCGCCGTACTTTGCCAGGCAGCGCCGACCCAGAGGCCGACCGATGTAGTAGACTCCGACCAGGGACCAGAGGAGCGGATTTGAAGGGTCGTCACCTGCATAGACGATGACTTCGCCCTCTGTCGT